GCCATAAGTTTTTGAGTGGCTCCGTAGTTCTGCCGCCGCCATTGTAATACCAGTCAAAAAATCTTTTCATGTTTCCTGGTCGTTTTGTAAGGATGAGAAACTCATGCTGCTTTGCTTGTAAGATAACGTCCATAGCTTCCCATATCACCCATGTTGGCACATCCTCATGAAATAAATCTCCCATACTACACACGAAAACCCGCTTCGGCTTCTGCCATCTCAATGGCTCCGCCAACCGCTCAAGACGCCATGTCACCCGAAAAGGCTCGTCTGATGGATACCCACACCGCCCCCGAAGACGTTTCGCCATTCTCTCTGCGTAGCAATTATTGCAACCGAGAGAGATTTTTGAACAGCCTGTGATCGGATTCCATGTCTTTCCCTGCGTCCCATCTTGGTTTTTAACCCACTCGATTTTAGTAGCCATCAATCTGCACCTCCCTTATTCCGTTCCAGTCTCTTCTAATACTTCCAGTATGGTTATCTGTGGGTCCGGCTTCTCGGCTTCAGTCAGATTCCTTTGGGCCTGCTCATAATAACTTCGCTTCAGCTCGAATCCAATAAACCGCCGTTTCATTTGCAATGCTACTTCCAATACCAACAAATGGACTTAAAACGACGTTCCCTTCATTAGTCCAAAGAGTTAAGGCTCTTTCTATCACATCCAGCTGGAGAGGGCAGATGTGACGCTCGTCTTTGTCTTCCCTGGCCGACTCTTTCTGCAAGGTATTAGTTTGGTTTATATCCATCCATACTGGGCTAGCGTACTTCCGCCATACATGGTGAGAATAGACGGGGTCTGTTTTGGCCATGCTGATCTTTTTATGTATCCGGCTGTCTTTTAATGTGGCTTTCCCCCGGGGAGCTTCCGGTTCCTCAGTGCCAACGTAAGAGGTTAAGCC